ATGCCAGGGATTTCAATGTCTGCGGCCATGCCCTTGCAATGGTCCGAGGTCCGCGAACCGCCGACCTTGGCGTTCACATCAGGGCTGCGGTAGCCAGAGTTAACCTTCACGCCTTTTTGGAAATGGTCACGGATGGGCTGAAGCACCTTGCCGGCAAGCTCGGCCAGGTTCCCTGTTTCTACCGGGCCAGGGCTGTTTTCCATGTCATAGCGCAGGGCTGTTTCAGACTTGACCAGCTCGTGCAGCGAGAAATTTTGCGTCAACTGGGTCACTTAATCCTCACTTGGTTATAGGCGTCGATGCAGGAGTTGAGCTTGCGGATGGCTTCGTCTCCGTCTGCGGCGATGGCGATAAGAGCATTAGCAGCCGTTGGGTCAAGTTCGGCTCTTGCTTGCTGATTTCCGCTGGCAGGGGCGGTATCTGGGGCGGCTGATACACAGGACGGCGCGGCGATTGACAGCCTAAGAGCACCACTGGCAACATTACTACGCAAAGTAGTAATTTGAGATTTTGCAGCATCGTTTTCTTTCCTAAGTTTGGTGGTTGTTTCGTTCAGCTTTGTTGTCATCAACTGCTCAACCAACCGGGCCTGAGCGTTGGCTTCCAAGATAACAATGGCTTGCTCTGCCTCAGATGCGGCGTAGCCCTTGTAGTGCCCTGCGGCAAAAGACAGGCCAACAGCCAGTGCAAAGGCCAACCAGATACGGGGATCAAGTAGGCTTAACATCATCGGCCTTCATCATTGCCTCAGTCTTATCCTTGCTGGATTTGGAAGACCCGTAAAAGAAACTGATGATTGTGGCTACCGCAGTGCCAAGTAAAAAGCCAAGGATGATGTTGGCAAAATCCCGTGCGCCTTCAGGCATAGAAAAAAACGTCACCGAGAAAAAGTAGACGACAGACGAGATTGACCAGAACCAAGCAAATTGGTAGATAAAGTTTTTGGCAATGTTGTTGCTTGGGTCTGTAGGGGCCACTTCAAACATATTTACCTTTCTAACAATTACTGCCGCTGTTGAAGGACGCCGAGGGTGAAATAAATAATAGCGCCGATCAAGATTAAAAAGACACTTGCCATCAGCACAAGCTCAATAACCTCATCCATCTCTTTTTTGTGCTTCTCCGCAGCTTCTTTTGCTCTGCGTGCATCATGGGCAGACTCCACATCCATTGCTGCTGCTCTGGATTTGATCTTGTTCCAGACATCAACCTTGCCGGACTGCATGAACAATAGTTGCAACTCATCTTCAAACCGCTTGGCCTGATCCAGCGCCATCTCGATCTGGATAGCAGTGCCCATTGATGACTTGGACTTCTTAGCCTGAACAACAGCCTTGGTAGCCGTAGACTTTGCGTCGAAGTACTTGCCCAAAACGGGGCCGAGCGAGGACACATCATCGACAGTCTTGCTGACCTTCTTAATCAGCGCAACTGCTGCTTGGATACCTGCTAGGGCCGTGAGTGGATCAATCACTTTCGGTCTCCGCTACTTTCTTGGGTTCAGGCTTGCCTTTCTCACGCCACTTCAAGCACCAGACCTGCAACCTATCAGACGACCAACTCCACCTCACGCACTCAAGTACGGGCGCGGGGGCTTGTGCCACTGGCGGTGAAGGGGGCAGGGCGTCCATATTAGTAGCCGTTTGGTTTTGCCGCCCACGGATTAACTGCAACAGCCATGCGCGTGCCGGTGTAGTCCTCAACCCCATGAAGTAAACCGGGGCTAAACGCCACCAGTCGGTTGGTCTTAGGGGTAACAGAAATTGAGTCGGTCATAAAGTTTCCGCCCTTTAAATCTCGTACGTCGGCGTAAAAAACAATGCTGCAAATGGGGGTGGAAAGTACGCCATCGCGGTTGGACCTGATCTCATCTTTGTCAATATGCCATTCGGGTTTAGTCCCAAGGTGCGCCCACTGCTCTACGCCAACCATGCCGGTTAAGTCAAAAACACAGCGTACACGCGCTAGGATAGCCGCCAACGGAGAGTGACACGCCAGTAAAACGTCTAAGCTACCATCAACCCAACCTATCTGCCGGGAGGCCGGTACGGAAAAATATGCCTGAGTTGTCTCTAAGTTACCTGTATCTAGAACATCATCTACAACGATCAGCATTTTGTGTACACCAATGCAAGCGTCATTCGATAGAAGGCGGCTAGATAAGACTGTGGCCGGATAGTGTGCGGAATTTTGGCATCAAACACAATTAGTCTGCCGGGTGTGTACGCGCTGGCAAACATGATGTTCTTGCCTGACTCATCAAAAAACAGTGTCTCGCCGTGCCAGCCATCACGCCATTCTAAGTTGACGTAGTAGAGTAGGATTTTGTCTTCTGGATGCGAGTGTACAAAGTTTGCATCCGCTGGCGTGGACAGGTTCAGTATGCACTTAGTAAGCGTGTGCCCAACCATCTCTTGTGCAGCAGGTGTGTTGCTTAGGCGCTCTACAATTTGGAGTTTTGCTAAGTCATCGTCAGAATAGACTGAGTGCAAGAACTGGTATTTCTGATTTTCAGCGATGGAGCTATCAGCCCAGCCGATTTGAAACTTTGATGCTTGGGCAAAAGCGTACAAGCTGTGCCGGTATTGCATGTCAAANAGGTTGTCGTATACGCGCAGCTTTCTACCGTTGTCAACCTCAGTCTCCATAATCATTTGGTTTTGAAGCATTCAAGCACCTCGGCGTATTTCGGTTTGGTAAAGCAGAACGACAGCATACGCCGCGCTTTGTTTGGCACTAGTTTTACGGAGTGCGGAACATCGGTGTTCATTATCCAAACTTCGTCTGTGGCAGAACAGAACTCTTCCTCGTACACGGACTCGTGTGTCTCCCTATCCCAGCGGTAGAACTTTGTCAGTTCCCCGTTTGCTTCAATGTAGACGTTGATGCCGCAGGTCTTGTTGTAGTCCCTGTGCGCGGGGAGTATCGGATTGGCTACATCAGAGGCAGGAAGTTCCAGCAAGATAACGTACGGACGTTCTAACTCTAACAGTCTGTTTGGGAGTTGCTCAATAAAGCGATCTGCGTTGTCAATGCTTTTGTTCTTTGCCATCCAGCCCTGCGCTCTTTGTGCAAGGTGATCCCCCGGCAAGTTCTTGCCATACCGCTGCAACTTGTCGTAGTCCCGAAGCGGGGCAACAGTTGACTCCATGAGGTGACTCATGTCTATCTGATAGTCAAGTTGCGCCGCGTGTTTCACTTGAACAACAGCCCGTACACATCTGAGCTTGCTGTTGCCGTAGTTCCTGCGGAGCGCACGGAGATTTGACGGGGGGCCACATAAGCTGCGCCGTTGATTTGCAACGTACCCGAGCAGAGGAACAAAGCTGTCCCCTCGGGAAGCGCAACCGACTCACCNTGCTTTACGGCAAGCACCTCAATAGTGGGTACAAAATTATTGTTGACCTTTGGGTCGTAGCACCAAGACACGCTGTCCACATTGGAAACGCAGCTAAACACCCGGTCTTCATAGCCGTCTCTGCTGATCCAGCCGGGAACGCACTCATGCACCACGGCACCTGTCTGCTTATCACGTGCAGTAAAGCTGCCCTCAGTAAACAGCAAAATGGTCTTGCTGTCGGCAAAAGTGGAAGCCTCTACCGTGTAGCCCGCTTCGTAGTGGTTGGAGTACAGGACTCGACCAAAAGCTGCATGGGGTTTGCGTATCATGTTTACACCGTATCAAAGGGGGTCGTTGAGGCGGCAGTCAGTTCGGCAACAGTGAACTCGTGTGTCTGGCCGACTAGCGCCTTAAACTCAGCAACCCGTGCAGGGTCAGCAACAAACTTTTCTTTGGCCTCTTGCATCTGCGCGTGGTGCATTCCCGCTTTAGCCAAGTTTTTCTTTAGCTCGGCTATGTCGGTTACATCCGGCCACATGGTCAGCGGTTGGAACGCATACGCTGTGTAGGCTTCCGGGTCTTGGCTTGCAGTGGTGTCCGAAGCAAACGAGATTACCAACGAGTTAGTAGCCTCATCGTAGCTCTTAATTTTAAATTTAACGCTGTTCATATTTGCTCCAATTAAGCTGATGGGCCTTGACGTGTGCCGAAAGCCGACCACGTAACATTAGCGATTCCAATAATATAATATCCCGCTGCACCGCCTGCGCCACCGGGACGAGGATTAGCTCCGCCAGTTGCAGCACCCGCAGCGCCATCAGCACCCCGACCGCCACCAGCCCCACCACCAATGCCTTGAAAGTCGCCCGGATTACCTGCGCCCCCACTGGTGCTATCCCCCGCACTGCCGGGGAAGGCACTGCCACCGCCAGCACCGCCGTTAAAACCAGCACCGCCACCGCCGCCACCGCCCCAACCGG